ATGGAACAGACAACGGCGGTCATGGTGTCAAAAGGTTATCACTATGACCCGGCTGTCTGGTATGCGGCTATGAACATGGTCTACAGCGATTATTTCAGTGTGGCGAAGAAGCACGGTGTCAACACCGTTGAGTTTTACGCCGATATGGCGGAAGCGTTTCTTGACGACAAAGACGCAGGCGGCCCGGAGGAAAAGATCAGCGCGTATTATCACTGCATAGCGTCCTGATTTCGCGGCAAAAATCGTGGCAAAAATGCGTTCTGAAAAATCAAAATTCATTCTGGATAACCAGTATTCATTCTCAAAAACAATACCGCCCGAAATGCCCAAAAGCATTGATATACAAGGAAAAGCCCTGCAATCCATTGAGATTGCAGGACTTTCTTTCTGGCGCGGAAGGAGAGATTTGAAATATCAAACTAGCGTTCAAAATGGTTGAAATCTCTGTATTTTTTCTTCCGTGGCAAAAATCGTGGCAAAATCAAGAAAAGAATTCCTTGATCTGCTGGACGGATTCGGAAATATCGGTCTGCGCGATGTGCGTGTAAATTTTCCGCATGGTTCCGTAGTCCGACCAGCCGCCAAGCTGCATTGTGACTTTTTCGGATATTCCTAATTTATAGGCAAGTGAGCAGAAAGAGTGCCGCAAGCCGTGTGTTCCAACCTCCGGAAGCTTTGCGCGTTTGCAGATTTTATTTGCAGCGGCTCGTATACTGTTTGGGTTTGCGACAATTACAAATTCGCCGGGTCTGTCCATGTCAGAAAGCAGTTGCAAAAGACGTGGAATCATGATTGGAATTGTCCGCCTTGACGAGCGGTTTTTGTTTGACGGTTTGTTTACCAGTTTGTTGTTTTCATCGAACAAAGTAGCTCCGCGAACTGTGATGGATTGCTTTTTCAAATCGACGTTTTCCCAACGAAGGCCGAGAATTTCAGACACGCGCAATGAGTGAAGGGCGAGAAGGAACGCCACTTCGTATTTACTCCCTTCCGCTTCTTTTAAGAATACTGGAATCTCTTCCGCAGACAAAAATGCGTGCTCGTCCGATTGTACAGCCGGAAGATACACGTCATAGGATACGTTATATCGCTTCAATGCTGGTCTTATCAGGGCCCATGTTTCGCGAAGGGTCTTCGGGCTGCACTGTTCTTTATTGATCGCCTGTTGAATTGCTGCGGCAGACAGTTTTGACAGTGGAGTATCCATAATACCTTGAAGATAGCACCGCTGCTTGATCCTGTGCCCACGCACAGAGGCTGGGGACAGCGACCCGCTTTTAAGGGTTAGATACTCATTGATTGCTTTTCGTATTGTGATTTCTGGCTTTTTATCTTCTTCAGCAAGAAGCCCGATTTTGTATTCAAGCGCGGCTTGCTCCGCGTCGCGCTTTGTATCTGCTGTAAATGATTTTGATCTCCCATTCACCATCACCCGGCATCGATAGGAACCGGACGGAAGCTTTTCAGCTTCTGGGACTTTGACTTTCTTCATTTTTGCTCTCCTTGCGGATGATATGCGATATTGTAACTCCCGCAGCAATAACCGCCGCAACGATTAGACCAATAAACGCCCAAGCCATAATTGATAGTTTCCCGCCTCGAATAATACCGGAATCTGTGATCTGCGAATCAATGACGAGATAAACGACCAGCGACATTGCGAGAACCAGGCAGAAAAATACAAGCACATAACAAACCGCGTGGATAGACTTGATTTGCGCAGTTTGCGCCTCGTTTGTCGCGGTGAGCCCCGCGTTCTCGATTTTAAGTTTATTGTTTTGATCCTGCAACTCACTTTGGCTTCCGGCTGCATGATCAAGCCCGCAGAGATCGTCAAGCGACAGACCGAGCGTATCGGCGATTGCAGCCTCGTTATACAACAGCGGGTTTGCCTGCGCGCCAGAGTTCACACGGCTTACATTTGAGTATGGGACGCCAGACTTTTCCGAAAGCGCACTGATCGTCATGCCAACTTCGTTTCTCCTTTGCTTGATCTTTTTTGAATAGGCCTCAAAAAATGGTGCAAGCTTTTGCATTGATGTCAAAACAAACTCCTCCAACAACAAAATTCCAAAATAGGTTAAAATTCGCAATTCTGAATACACGTTTTCTTAATTTTGAGCAGCGATTTGAACTCTGGGGTGTGGACTTTTACAAATATTGTCTGCTACACTGGAAACGTACTCAAGCGGCGCTCCCACTCGCTGCGAGGGAAACCCCGCCGCTTCATCCAGCAGGCGGCGGGGTGGATTTACGGATTACAGTTCTTGCACGGAACATACCCCATCGCAACTACGCTGTCGCGCGTACCGGTATAATACCACTTGTTTTTCTCTGCCATTTTGTTTACGCTCTTGCACCATGTATAATGGAACTTTCCGGTGTTTGTGTTGATAATGTAATCATACGTTGCGGCGGTTGGCGTGGTTTCCTGCGCCGGTGCAGGCTCGTCCTGCGTAGTTGTGTTTGACTGAGGGGCAATATAGCCGCCTGCCGCCTTGTATCCGTCGTCATATCCGTATTGATAATAATTCTCCCGGCAAGATTCCAAGCGGTTTTCATAGTCGGATACGGTGTCCTGACATCCGCTTTTGTATCCCTCGCTATGCCCGGCGTCATATCCTTCGCTATAGCCATTATCATAGTCGCCGCTGTGTTCGCTTTCTGTTTCACTGCGCCCTTCCTCAAGACCCTCTTCATATCCTTCCGCTTTCGCGTCAGCCAGCATCTGGTCGAGCTCAGATTTTGACAATTGATAATCTGCGCTAGAGCAGCCAGACAGGCAGAGGAGAAGCAACACAGAGGCAAGAAGCAAGGCAATAATCTGTTTTCGTTTCATCTTATCATTTCTCCTGTCCTATAAATTGTACTTATTCAAAATTTCTGTGTAGAAAATTGAATACGGATTTTGTGAAATACTGCCTATTGAAATAAACGAACATACGTTTTAAAATGTACTATAGAAGAAAGGAAAGGAGCCAATCGTATGACACGGGAGGAAGCGCGGAAATACATAGAAAAACTGACCTATGAGGAAAAGAAGAAGCTTAACGATTTGCTAAAAGCCCTTGCACAAAAGCATCAACCTTCTTCCGCTCTTCCGGCGTTAGAGAAGTAAGCCTTGAAACCAATTCTTCATCCAAAGCCCTTTCGTCTGCATGGACGAGGGGGCTTTTTTCGTCGAACTCAGCGAATGCAGCTTTTATCATATCTATCTTTTCACGCTGTGGCTTTTTCCCGTCTAACCAGCCAGCAATAGTTGTCTGGTGTATTCCTGCGCGCTTGGCCATTTCGTAGTTCGTGAAACCGCGCTTTTCCATTTCTTCTTTCAGCCATTGTGCAAATTCCATAAAAAACACCTCTAAGAATCGTCTAAAATATACTCTAGAAATAGTCCAAAAAGCGTTGACATTGCTCTAATAATGGTCTATAATTAAATGCGTAAAGAGCGAACAAAACCCTGCCCGCCGTGATAAAACACGCCGGGATGACGGATGTGTGGTATTTAATATCTGCAAAATTAGACTATCACGCTTGCTCTAATTTGTCAATAAGTTGGAGGTGAGAACTTGAATCTTTCTGAAACTCTTGCGCGGCTACAGGCTGAACGCCAGGAATCAAATTACAGGCTTGCAAAGTTGATTGGTGTCCATCAAAGCACAATCAAAAATTGGAAGAATGGCACAAAGCCGCATCCGGAGCACATAAAGCTGCTGGCTGAACATTACGGCGTACCGGAAGAGGAACTGATGAAGGGAGGAAAGGAATATGCCAGCGGTGAAGCTGGGGCGAGATAACACATCTCTGAATATGCGGCGGCTCATTAAGGGCTATCTGGAAACATCAAATTTTACATATGACGATCTTATGAGGCCCGCCGGGGTTTCCGCGAAATGCACGTTGGTGGAATGGATGAAGGATCCGCAGGGGAAACAATTTCGCGGAATGATGGCAATTTGCAAGAAGATCGGCATCCCGCGCGAAGTGTTTCTGAACGCAATCGATTATTAAAGGAAATATTTGAGGGAGGACAACATGAGAGTAAAACTTACATTTTTGGAGCCGGTTCTTGGCACATGGCCGAGCAACGAGAACATTGCTCGGGACTTTATCGCAAGCAAGGCCCCGGACGCAAGTACGATCGAGGATGAGATCGCAGCGCTCGGCGCGGACGCTGTCGCCGAAAAAGGCAAAACCGTTTTCCCGCGTACTGACGGACAGCCGATTCTGTACGATTATCAGATCAAAGGCTTTTTCAAAGACGCCTGCGGTATGCTGGCACGCGTGAAAGCCAAGAAATCCAGCGCCCTGAAAGCCTATAAGAAGATCATCGACGGCCTGATCTTTGTAGAGCCGCGCATGATTCCCATTGAGGTCAACGGCGAGATCGGCGAATGCCAGAGGCCGCTTCGTGCGCAGACCGCACAGGGCGAGCGTGTCAGCCTTGCGATCTCCGAGGAAATCCCGGCAGGCAGCTCCGTCGAGCTTGAAATCGTGATGCTCGATGAAAAGGCACACAAAGAGGCAGTGCTGGAATGGCTGGAGTATGGCCGCCTGCGCGGCATCGGCCAGTGGCGGAACTCCGGAAAGGGACGATTCACCTACGAAGTGCTCGAGTAAGCGCGAGGGCATAGATGGGCCCGGCGGCGAAGGGCAATGGAGTGGCACGGCACCGCAATGGAGTTGCGCGGCACATCTCGGCTTAGCAATGGAATGGCCGAGCGACGATGGGCAACGGCAGCGCGAGGCGTGAATATGCTATGGAATGGCATGGCAGGGCAAAGACTGGCAACGCAGGGGCATGGCAAAGCAACGGAATGTGACGCAACGACAGGCAACAGCATGGCAAATCATCGAAGGCTACGCGAAGCTACGGCACAGCATCGAATGCAAAGCAAGGGAAAAGCGAAGCGAAGCGTCGCCTCGCAGCGGCAACGAATTGCGAAGCAACGAACAGAAATCGAAAAAGGAGTGGACAGAAGGAGGATGCAACATGGCGGAAGTG